ACAGTACTATGAAAGACTACGTAACAGATTTAGTTAATGGAATCCCTGGCAAAATTGTAGATCAAATGAATAGCGCTTACAAGACAAAAGGAACGCAAAGGTAATTTAGGATCGTATGGTTTAACCGCCATACGGTCTTTTTCTATTTAAAAGGAAAGGAAGTGAAAACATGTATAGAGGTTTATTTACATTTGGCAACTGGTGTAGTGACGAATTTGGAGTCATGGCGGTAAGTCTTGAATCAACATCAAGTCGCTTTAATAAAGGGCAAGTTTCGGAAATCGTAACTGATAAAGCGGCGCAAGCAATTGAGTATCAGAAAATATCCCAGAGTTATAAAGAGCCAATGGAGTTTACTCTACAAGTAATTAACAAAGACGGTTCTGATATTTCTGCCGAACAAGAACGTGCTATGAGTAAGGCGTTTTGTAATAGAGGTGACTATGAATGGTTATTTATTCACGATGAAAGATTTGGTGACGCATGGGTGAGAGCAAAGTTCTATAATCCTCAGACGTGGACTGTTATGGAAGTAAAAGGAATCCAGTATACAGTACAAACTTCCTCTCCTGTCGCATTTTCCGACGAATATGAAAATACATATCACATTACTGATACAGTTAAAACTATAAGTATATATGTAAATAATGATGAAGAATTAGAGATATATCCAGAGTTGCAAATCACCATGCAAGAAGCTGGAAAACTCACAATTGCAAATTCAGCCGAAACCGATAGTGCGTATAAAACTGAAATTAGTAACTTGCAAGTGGGTGAAATAATCACCATTAAAGATGAAAATATCACAAGCAGTCGTTCTACTCACGACATAATGAGTGATTCAAATTTAATATGTCCAAGACTGTATGATGAAGAAAATACTCTTACGTTTAACTTAAAGTGTACTGTTTTAGTTAAGTATCGTGAGTACAGAAAGTTGGTGATAAACTTCCTATGAAATTTACTTTTAATTCTTATAACGGCATCGATCCAGCAAAAGTATATTTATCTTACCCAAACAAAAAGATAATTTGTAAACTCAACGCATTGCATATGAAAGCATCATTGTACGTAAATGGCATTTCTAGCTTCAAGTTTGAGATGTATAAATTAAATGGTACACAAGACAATTTGGGATACGATAAGATTTCAATCGGCAAATACTTCTATGTAAATAATTCCGGTTGGTTTAGAATAACAGATATTAAACGTACAGATGACGGCATAAACCCACTCATTGAAGTTACAGGATATGATTTGGCTACAGAATTAACACAGACACTATTAACCTCTTTCGGATCTATGGGAACTGAAGATGACGAACAAGGCGGATTAGATAGGTATGCTTTATATGATACTGCTGACACGGCACATAGTATAGTTCATATATTTATGTCTAAGAACCCAGGTTGGAAATTTAAATATATAGATGATGATATTTCAAAGGGGCGTAGAAGTTTTAGTAACGATAGCGTATCCTCTT